CCCACCCAATACCATCAGGACACTCACCTTTTATTTTAGCCAACTCTATTGTTTTCTGTTTAGCTCTTTTTTTAATACATGTAAATATATTTATGTTCGCAGCTTTTGCAATACCAGATTCAAACGGGATATTCTTAGATTGTAAGTATGCATGAAATCCCATTGCTCCTAAGCCAAGACTTCTCTCACTTCTAGCAGATTTAATAGCTCTACTAAGATGACTTGGCGCATTGTCGATAAAGAACTCAATAACATTATCTAAGAACTCTATTAAATCTTCAACAATTGTTGAATCACTCCACTCATCAAACTTTTCAACATTTAAAGAGCTTAAACAGCAAACTGCGCTTCTTTCAGACGAAGTTGCCAAGTGAATTTCATTGCAATTGTGAACAAGTATGTTATTTGCAAAAAAATTGCTATTGTCTTTAACAGTTATATCAAAGACAGGCTCTTTAGCTTCTCTTTTAATTATTTTTAATCCCATATTTTCTACCTTTTATCCATTCTTCATTGTTAAATATGTCAATTTCTTTTTTACTCATTTGTTTTGAAATTTTAAGTTTTTCGTTAGAGTTACATTCAAAAATTATTTTAGATACTATACTTTTAAGTCCATATTTTCTAATTGCTTTGTAGAAATGAGTATTGTGACCTGCTTGTGAATTTGTAACGTGTTTATGTAATCTTTTTGACAAAGTTAGACCAGTGTATCCAATGTATGACTTATTTGTTTCCTTGAAAGTGTGCATGTATATTATATATTTCAAAGTATTTCCTTATGCTGGTAAATGCATTTCAACATATTATATACATCTAGCAATCTAATTAGGAAAAAACTAATTCGTCATCTTCTTTAAGCTCTTTAGCTTTTACATAGCCTCTATTTACAGTATATACTTTATGGTCAGGAGTACAAACTATTTTTTGTCCAGATTCTTCATCTATAATTTCAAGTACTTCTGCACTTTTACTAATTAATCCTGCGTCAGTAATTTCTTTGTATTCAATTTCTTCTGTATTAATATTGTAAGATAAAACAAAAACTTCTTTTCCTTCGTTGAAAAGATTAACAACTTCTTCTAATGATACCTGAACATTTAGAACGTTGTCAATTAATACATCAATTTTTGTATCACCTGTTAAACATAAGTTTGAACCATGTATTTTTAATCCTAAATCTTTTTGAAACTGCGGTAGATGACGATTTGCCTCGTCAATAAAGTTAACATAAGGTTCACCTGTTCTAAACCTAACCTGCACTATTCTTTGCCATAATTGTCTTGCATCAATTGTATCTCTCACAGACTTGTCGTTCGGATCAATCAAGTCCCAGCTTTCTCCTTTAACGACGGCTTCCATGAAATTATCTGATACATTAACTGCATTATTCAAGTTAAAGCATTTTCTATTAGCATCTCCACCTGTTGGTAACCTTATACTTAAAAACTCAACTATATCAGGATGTGATACATCCATATAAGCTGCATAGCTTCCTTTGCGAGTCTTTCCTTGTCGATAAGCTGTCATATCACTATCAGCTGTCTTTAAAAAAGGTATAGGCCCAGGTGAAATAGCACTGTTAGATCTAATGCTACTCCAATGTCCACCAACACCGCCACCTTTTACAGACATCCAGCGTAACTCATTTGAATGATTAATAAGACCTTCAAGCGAATCATCTACGTAACTTAGAAAACAAGATATAGGTAAACCTAACTCAGACTCACCTGGCATTGGCGCATTTGACAAAATTGGCGATGAAAACATAAACCAACCTTTAGCTGCATACTCATATATTCTCTGTGCAAGAGATAAATCATAACTTTCTTTTTGTTTGTTATAAGAAAATGCAACTGCAGCCCTTGCAAAACTTTCTTGTGGTGACTCTTCATGATCTTGCATATAGTAATCTTCAAGCAATTTCTTTGAAAAGTCTGTTAAAATGTCATCATAACCCGTATCAATAGTAATGCCACAGCATTCTTTTTTCATGTTTCAACCCTTATTCTAGTCTGAACTTCCTACTTTTCCACTCTTCCTCTGCGAAAGATGGGATAGATTTAAGTATTCTTCTTTGTCTATTTCAGAGTATTGGTTGTCACATTTAACGACAATAATTTGAACAGGAAGTTTCTGGCCTTTTTTTATAATATACTCTTCGTTACTAATGTTTACTAAGTTAACAAATATTTCTCCTGTATAGCCTTCATCAACTACACCCGCTCTGTATTTAAGAGGCGTTTTTGTTATTGATCCTCTTTCTTTAATAAGTGAAACGTAGCCTTTTGGCGTAAATGCATGTAGTCCTGTGCTTATCATTGCACCTTTTATACTTGAAGAAGAAGGCATAATGACTTTGTCTTCACCTGCATTATATAAATCTAGACCTGCACTTTCTCCTCCATACGCAGGAACATACTCATCAACTTCGTTATGCTTTAAAACGCTTTTTAAACTTTCATTGCAATAAATCTTAATCATCTTTTTTATTTACTTCTTTCCATGTTTCTCTTAACTTTTGTTTCATTGAATTATTATCTTGAGTCACAGCTTCATTAAGCGACATTTCTGTGTCATCTAATATTTCAAACTTTGATTTTGCTGTGTCTATATTGATTGGAAATAATAAACCATCACGACCAGCTCTGTTTTTTGCTACAAAGATACGTCCACTGCCTAATGACTTTTCCATAGGCTTTCTACTAATAGACAAAACAACGTCAGCTACTTGTGCTTTAGCATATGACTCACCAAGATTCTCTAAACCTACAACGTCTGATTTGGAAGAGTCCTTATTAGCCTGTGATGCAGTCCAAATAGGTATTTGAAGCTCAACTGCTAAGTTTCTTAGTTCTGTATAAATTAGTTTTAATTCATGTCTTAATGAATCATAAGCCTTCGAAGACTTCATAACATCTGCATAATCAACTGTTACTAGACTTGGCTTAAAACCTTTTAGCGTTAATTTTTCTATGTGATTTCTTAAAGTCATTACAGATGCAGATCCCGTAGGGTATTCTTTAATAATAAGCTTTCCTACATCCATCTTGTTGTATTTATCTATGACTTCAAGCTTTCTATCAATAATCTCATTTGATGGGATATTACACAAATTAGAGTCGTATCTTTTACCTGTATCATGTTCTGACAACTCAAATGTATAGTGTATTACATTTTTTCCAGCACGCATAGCAGCACATCCCATTGCTACTAAGAAGTGTGATTTACCAACACCTGTATTTGCTGCTATGACACCAAGCTCACCTCTTCCTAAACCACCTCTTAAAATATCTTGCGAATCAATCTTATCTAAACCTGTTGGGCAGACTTGCCTATTTATTTGAACAAACCTTGCTTCTATATCGTCAAAGAAGTTATGGCCTGAAGTGTTTGGCATTCCTACAGAAATTGCTTCTTTCATAATATTTAGAACAGATTCATACTTTTCTGTTTGTATAAGCTCTACACTTTGCTCTAGTGCATCTTTAAATGCTTGTCGCTTGCAAAAGTCAAGAGACTTATCTTTAACGTATTGTAAGTCACCAACGTCTGGGTTTGTCTTCATTCTATGCAGATATTCTATTATCTGGTCTCTTAAGACATGATCTTTAGATTTAGAAAGATCTTCTTTAATAATTGTAATAAGAATAGTTAACGTTGGAAAAGTCTTGTATTTGCCATAATAGGCAAAGTATTTATCACATAAGAATGATAGATACTTTAGATCAAAATACTCAGGACTCATGACCTCAATCATTTGTGAAGACCACATTGTATCTGTTAACATACTTTGGAAAACTTTTTCTTGGAAAGCTTTGCCAAATTTAGAAAAGTTTTGATGACTCATTAAATATTGTTCCTTAAACATGATTTAATAGATATTAAAAAAGTATGAATATTAAAAGTGTTTAGACCTTCACGATTCATAATCCTCATAAGATTAAATTTGTTAGTTTTGTGTTCTTTATTCTCAAATTGATGATTAATCTTTTTGATCTGGTCAGCACTTAACATTGCTGAGTCTAAATACATCAATTTCCAATTTTTCCGTAATATTGGTTCATTATCTATTATATCATTATAGAGCTTGATTTTACAACCTAAATTAACTTTTTTATTTGATTCATTAATTATATCATTAATTGATGATTCTTTTTGCTGGATTAAATCTGGAAATCTCTTGACCATTGTTTTGATTCCAGCTCCCTTAATGCCTTTTAAACCGTCAGACACGTCACCTGCAAAACATCTAACTAAACAAAAATTGTTTGCAGGCACTGACCATTTTTCTAATATATATTTTTCATCTATC